TCAAGGCTGGTATTACTAGAACAGATATATATGAAAATACAATGGAAATTGCCAATAAGGTAGGCGAATATGACTTTAATCAGGGTCTAGACCTCCTGCCAGTCCCTAAGACTGATGCCGATGAAAGACTAAGGGAGTTGGCTGAAAAGGGCTTAGAACGGCTACAGAAGGCTTCAGACGATATCTATAAAGCTCGCCTTGAGGAAGAACTTAGCGTTATTGCCTCAAAGAATTTTGCCTCATACTTCCTTGTAGTGGCAGATATGATTAACTGGGCTAAAGATAATGATATTAGAGTGGGTCCAGGCCGTGGTTCTGCAGCAGGCTCGCTGGTCTGTTATGCCCTAGGAATTACAGATGTGGATCCAATTAAATATGACCTACTGTTCTTTCGATTTATTAACCCTGAGCGTAACGACTTCCCTGATATTGATACGGACTTTGAAGACCGTCGCCGTAAAGAAGTTAAAGATTATTTAAAGAAAAAGTTTAAGCACGTAGCCTCTATCTCAACATATACTTATTTTAAGGATAAGGGTGTTGTGCGTGATGCTGCTCGTGTGTTTATGGTTCCACTTCAAGAAGTAAACCGTGCACTAAAACCAGTAGATACATTTGAAGACTTTATTGATTCTCCAAATACAAAAGAATTTAGAACAAGATACCCAGAAGTTGTTTGGCTAGCAGAAAGATTACGTGGCCGTATTCGTTCTGTTGGAGTACATGCTGCTGGTGTTGTTGTTGCTAAAGATGATATCAGAAAATATGCTCCTGTTGAATCTCGTGAAGATGCACAGGATAAAGTGTCGGGAAGAATTCCAGTTGTTGCATACGACATGGATACGGTTGCGGATATAGGTCTTATTAAACTAGATGCACTAGGGCTTAAGACTTTATCTGTGATGTCAGATACAATTAAATCTATTAAAGAGAGAACTGGCAAAGATATAAACTTGTCAGATCTTGCGTTAGATGATCCAAAAGTTTATAAGATGCTAAGTGACGGATACACTAAGGGTGTATTCCAAGCAGAGGCAACTCCATATACAAATCTTCTTATTAAAATGGGTGTAGATAAATTTGAAGATCTTGCTGCATCAAACGCATTAGTTCGTCCAGGTGCAATGAATACTGTGGGCGCTTCTTATATTAAACGTAAGCACGGAGATGAAGCTGTTCAATTTATTCATCCAATCATGAAGCCATTTACAGAAAACACATATGGCGTTATTATTTATCAAGAGCAGGTTATGCAAGCTTGTGTACACTTAGGCGGAATGACTTGGTCAGAGGCTGACAAGGTTCGTAAAATTATCGGAAAGAAGAAAGATGCAAAAGAATTCGACCAGTTCAAGGATCGCTTTATTGATGGCGCTTCAAAACACATTTCTAAGAAACAAGCCGAGACGCTCTGGCATACTTTTGAGGCTCACGCTGGGTATTCTTTTAACCGTTCCCATGCTGTTGCTTATTCTATGCTCTCTTATTATGCTGCTTGGCTCAAGACTTATTATCCTCTTGAATTCATGTTTTCGATTCTTAAAAACGAAAATGACAAAGACGCAAGAACAGAATATTTAATTGAGTCTAAGAGACTAGGTCTTCGTGTTTCTCTTCCTCACATTAATGAGTCAGATATTTATTTCTCATTGCAAAAAGATAGAATTGTTTTTGGTTTAGCAGAAGTTAAATTTATTTCAGACAGCATTGCTAATAAGATTATCGATCAAAGACCATTTACAGACTATGCTGACTTTATTGATAAAGCTTCAAAAAAAGGTAGCGGAATTAACAGTCGTGCAATTGCAGCATTAAATTCAATTGGTGGAGCGGCATTTGAAGATAATCCAAGAAACGGCAATGAGAAAGACAACTATTATGAATACTTAGGTATACCTACATTTAATCTAGAAGGTATCCCTCCACGCATTAAAGCACAGGCAAGGCCAATTGAAGACTTTGAAGACCTTGGATCATTTGTAATGTTTGGAATGGTCAAGTCTATTAAGCGTGGCAACGGCTGGGCACGAGTTGAGTTAGTTGATGAAACAGGATCAATTGGTTTGTTTCATAATGAGCAAACTCAAATTGAAACTAATCAAATGTATTTTATTCTTGTAGGAGATAACCGTATTGCTAGATATATTAAAGTAAGCGATATTGATCCGCAAAGTAATGATATATTTGTAGATTATCTTTATAGAAAAGAATATGATCTTGAAGAAGATGAGTATACAGTAGTTAATTTTACTCCGTATACTACAAAGGCTGGAAAGACAATGAGCCATATTGTATTGTCTAATAAGGATAAAGAGCTCACTAGAGTAATTGTATTTCCAACTATGTATAAATTTTCCCTTGCTAAAATGCGTGAGGGAATGAAATGTAAGCCAGTATTATCTAAATTAGATGACGGTACGCTTATGGTTAAGGAAATAAAATGACAGAAGATATAGAAGGCCTTGTTACTTCAATTAGCATGAATCAAGTGCTTGTTGCTATCCTTGAAGAGCATGGGAAAATAGTTGTTCCAACACTAAGGTTCCTAGATGCCAATGTTGGTAATAAGGAATTGGTAATAGATTATGACGAAACAGGTCCGTCATTTACTTTTAGTTTGAGGGAGAAAGATGGAATCGAATCAGATTCTAACTGAGTACGGTCTAGATGCGTTGTCTGCCATGCTTCACGAAATTGCAAAAGAGAAAGGATTTTGGGATGGGGAATATAACCATGACAAGATCGGAAATAAATTAGCTTTAGTTCATTCAGAAGTAACTGAAGTTCTAGAAGCAATTAGAAAATCAAAGGGAAGCGAAAGCATCGTAGAAGAAATGGCTGATGTAGTAATTAGACTGCTTGATGTTTATGCTGCAATGAGAAATGAAGAACAAGTATTACATAGCCTAGATGAAATTCTAGAAAAGAAAATTAATATAAATAAGGGGCGCCAAAAGCTTCACGGAAATTTATTTTAATGCTATACTATAGGAAAGAAAGAGTTTAAATGACAATAGAAATAGATGGCATTTTAGCCAAGCTAGATCCAAAAACACGAGCACGAGTTCAATCTGCACAGGACATTCAAGTTGAAAAGCAACTTACTCCTAGTATTGGATTAAACTTTGCGTTGCGTGGAGGTTTGGGTTACGGCAGACAAGTACTCGTATGGGGAAATAAATCTGCTGGTAAGTCTTCTTTCTGCCTACAGATGATTGCTCTTGCACAAAAAGAAGGCAAGACTTGTGCATGGATTGATGCAGAGGCTTCCTACGACCAGTCTTGGGCAGAAAAGCTAGGAGTAGATTCCTCTTCTCTTATTTACTCACCCGCAAAAACTGTCAACGACATGGTTGATGTTGTTACAAAGTTAATGGACGCAGGCGTTGATATGATTGTAGTAGATTCAATCTCAGCATTGCTACCTGCAATTTATTTTGAAAAAGACGGAAATGAAATGAAAGATTTGCAAGATACAAAGCAAATCGGCGCTGAAGCAAAGGATATGACCCACGCAGTCAAAATGTTAAACTATGCAAACAAAAAAACACTACTTGTTCTCATCTCACAACAACGAAATCAATTTGGATCTATGCATGCTAGCCACATACCAACGGGTGGCATGGCTGTCAAGTTCTTCTCTTCCACTGTCATTAAACTCTGGTCGTCTGAAGCTGAGGCTAACGCTATCAAGGCTGGCATTAAAGTTGGCGACAAGATTATTGAACAAAGAGTTGGCAGGCCAGTTAACTGGATTATTGATTACAACAAACTTGGCCCCCCAAATTTATCAGGACAATACGACTTCTACTACCAAGGGGATATTCTTGGTGTAGATAGCGTTGGGGAAACTTTAGATGTTGCAGAAATGTGCGGCATTGTAGAAAAGGGTGGTGCATGGTACACAGTAAATGGAGAACGTTTTCAAGGACGTGCAAAGGCTGTAGCATACTTAAAGGAAAATCAGGATGTTGTAGACAGCTTAATAGGAGAGATAAATGCCAAACATTAATGAGTTTCTTAATAAGCCAGAGAAAATCTTTACTACAGAACTTGAAAAAATAGGCGGAGTAAAACCTTGTAGTAAATGCGATAAAGATTCTGAAGAATATTTTTGGGATGCAGTTAATATGACTATTTCCTGGGAATGTCCAGACGGACATAAGAATTCTTATGTGGTTGGATAATGTCAGAAAGATCAGAAGTAAAACGTGATGGCGCTAAAGCTCAAAAAAATAGTGGGCGTGGCGATTATCAAAAGGGTGATGCTAAATGGAATCAATTTCTTGTAGATTACAAGGAAGCCAAAGCATCATTTAATTTAAATAAAGATGTATGGGCTAAAATCTGTACAGATACTTTTAAGGTAAGCAGGGATATGCATCCTGCTCTTAAAATAATTATCGGTGAGGATTCCAAGGTTCGTCTTGGAATCATTGAGTGGTCAATCTTAGAAGATTTGATCGCATTCTGGGAGGAAAATAACAATGGCTAATCCAACAATTACAATAGTTGGCAGAGTAGGGCAAGATCCAGTTAAACTTAATGGAGGCGGAGTTAGACTACGCATTGTATCTAATGACCGTGTAAAGAATGATGCAACGGGAAGCTGGGATGATAAAGATACATCTTGGTGGACTGTCAAAGCGTGGAAGAATTTAGCGGAACAAAGTATTGCTACTTTAAAGAAAGGTCAAGAAGTAGTTATTGTTGGAAAGATTTACGAAGAGACATGGAAAGACAAAGAAGGAAACAGCCGCACATCTTATGATGTAAATGCAGATACAATTGCAGTAACAACATGGTCTCTGTCAAAGAATGAATTAGGTAGTTTTAAGCAATCTCTTAAGTCAGATTCATGGTCAGCCCCTACTAAATGGGATATTACAGAAATAGAGGTTCCCTTTTAAATGATTAAAGAAATTTTAATGACAACAGTTACTGGGATGGGTGTAGGTATAGTTTTTGCCTTATTTAAACTTCCAGTACCAGCTCCACCAGTATTTGCTGGTCTAATGGGAATTTTTGGATTGTGGCTAGGCTATGGTCTAATTGGAAAGTTTGCATAATGGGATCAAGTAATAAGATACCTTTTAATCAAACGGTAATTAAAAATGGTAGAATTGTTAGGGTAAGAAAAGATGGCTCCGTAAAAGCAGACTTAGGCCCATACAAAACAAAACAAACAAAGGATAAATAATGGAAATGTTTTTTCTTTGCGGAATCGCATTAGGTTTTTTAATTGGGTATCCTCTTGGGCTATTCATAGATAAGTTAGATAAAAGGACAAAGAATGGCGGAAGATAAGAATACTCTTGAGTTAATTAGTGATATTACAGAGTTCAATGATCTGCATGGGTTCATGAAAGATGAGCATTTAGACAGAGCCCTTGCAATTGTGGTAAAATTATTAATGAATCCAGATGTTCCATCTGCAAAAGCACCACATTTAATTATGGAGCTTCAAGCAATGTCAACAAAGTTTGCAGTGCTTGCATCTGTATATTCTACAATTGCCAAAGACAAAGCTGGAACGGCAAACAATAATAAAAAGAATATATATTATTCAGTAAAAGAGTCCATAGACAAATTGGTAGATGCGCTTAAATATGTTGTGAGGTATAACTCCTAAATGGGTAGAGATATAGTAAAGAATCTAAAGTTTAAAAAGCATACAGGCAAATTCTTTGATCCAGAATTGTTTGCTCAATTGCTTGATGAGTCATATCGTAATACCAAACGTGCAGATGGAGAGATGACAAAGAAGTCATTTAGTCCAAGCTCACTTGGGTACGGTCATGGAACCTGCCCAAGATATTGGTACATGGCTTTCTCTGGTGCAATGTTTATTGATGACAATGATGCAGTTGCAGTTGCTAATATGGCACAGGGAACACAAGCACACGAAAGACTTCAAAAACTTATCTCTACTATGCCTCAATTTAAAATGGAAGAAGAAGAAATTCTGAATGAATATCCACCCATTAGAGGATTTATAGACTTAATTATGGAGTACGACGGCGAAACCGTAATTGGTGAAATTAAAACGGCTAAACAGGAAGTATGGGATACAAGACAGTCTGAAATGAAACCTACTGCTAATCATATGCTTCAATTGCTAACATATATGAAGCTAAAGAATGCTAAGGAAGGGTTCTTCTTGTATGAGAATAAGAATACCCAAGAGATCCTTGTTATTCCAATTTCAATGAATGAAAAGAATACAAAGATTATTGAAGATACATTCTTATGGATGTGCGAAGTTTGGGATAACTTTAAAGATGGTGACCTGCCTATGAGACCCGCTGGGGCTACAAAATCAAAGATGCCTTGTACATATTGCCCAGTTAAAAAAGAATGTTACTCTAAAGAAACACCAGTAGGCACAGTTCAAATTGAAAAGTTTGAGGTTCCCTCTGTATGATCTGCTCCAATTCTGAATGTAAAAAAGACTTTACTCCAAAGACGCATAACCAAAAGTATTGTACTGATGAGTGTTGCCGAATTGCTACTAACCGTAGAATTATGGAAAAGTATTATGAGCGTAAGGCTATTAGAAATGGAGCATTGCGCCCATGTTCTAGATGTGGCCACCAGTTAAGCAGATATAACAAGGGTAATTTTTGTGCAACATGTGAAAAGAATATAAACCTTGAAAACAAAAATAAGTTATTTAGGATGATAGATGACATTAGCTAGTTTGAAGAAGACTCAAGCCAATAGGGTATTAGGCATAGACGCCTCAACTAACTCTATTGCTTTTTGCTTGATGGAAAATGATGTTCCATTAAAGTGGGGTAAGATTAATCTAGTAGGCAATGACATATATGAAAAGATTCATGATGCTAAGATCAAGATGGCTTCAATGCTTGATGAACTTAAATCAGACTATATTGTTGTTGAAGGAGCAGTATTTGTTAAGTCTGCAGATGCTGTAATTAAACTATCATATGTTTATGGAGTTGTTATAGCAGAGTTAATGTCTACTGGAGCTAAGGTTATTACTATAGCTCCTTCTTCTTGGCAGGCATATATAGGAAATAAAAACCCTACAAAGGAAGAGAAGGCGGCTATCAGGGTAAAGAATCCAGGGTACGCAGACTCATGGTATCAGAATCAACTACGAAATATGCGTAAGCAAAGAACAGTAGATTACTTTAACTCTAAATATAACCTAGCGTTATCAGATTTTGATGTGTCTGATTCATTTGGGATTGCACATTATTCAAACAGTATATTGACGGAACGATGAATTGCGAACATGTATATAAAGATTTAGGTGTCTTTCTATGCCCTAAATGCGGTTTAGATACTAATAGAATTGATTGGACAAAGCAGAATGAGTTACGTGAACAATGGCTTAAAGATAACCCTGATGCAGGTTATACAGGATGGATGTCAATATGAAATTGTATCAAAGCAAAGATTGGTTGTCTCGAAGGTACGTAGTTCAAAAGAAAACAATAACAGAAATAGCTAAAGAATGCAATGTCTCTGCTATGACCATACAGAGGTACCTAGATCAGTTTGGATTAATTAAAAAGCGATGAGTATACCAGTTCTGATAGTTCCAATATTAAACAGATATGATCTTTTAGACTCCATGTTAGAATCAATTAATTATCCAATTGACAACATATTAATTATAGACAATGGCGGAGAGTTTAAAACACAGAAAGAAAATGTTAAAGTTCTTAATATGCCAGCAAATTTAGGATTATCTGCTGCGTGGAACCTAGGCATAAAATGCTACCCTGATGCTAAATACTGGCTATTTGCTTCTGCCGACACTACTTGGGGGGAGACAGCCTTACAAGAAATAGATAGTCTTAGCGGATCAAGTAAGCTAATCCTTACAAATGACGCCTATGGATGCTTTTCTGTTGGCGAAAATGTAATAGAGCAGGTGGGGCTTTTTGACGAATACTTCTATCCTATTTACTTTGAGGACAATGATTTTCACGAAAGGGTTGCAAGATTTTGTCCCGAAAATACAATAACTTCAACATCAATACAGACTGCACCAGAGTCTGGAAGTCAAACAATTAATAGTGATGATAAGCTTAAAAATAGAAACCATGAAACATTTTTGAATAACCAGGAATATTATGAGTATAAAAGAAATGGCAACTTTGAAAATCCAAAGCCATGGTCACTATCTAGAAGAAGGGAACAGGAATGGCTACGATAGGAGTATTACCAGCTTCAGGTAAAGCATCTAGAATAGGAGGAATACCTAAATTTTGTTTGCCCATATCAGATGAAAGGTCATTGATTCAATGGCATGTAGAGCAAATGCTAGAAATGTGTGACGAAGTTAGAATTTCTACACGATCAGAATGGGTTCCTATTATTCAAAATATGGATATGAATGTTAAAATAATGGTTCGTGAGCCTTCAACTATGTCAGATGCAGTCAAGTATATGGTTGGAGATTATAACGATACAGTTCTTATTGGAATGCCAGATACTTATATTTTGAATGCTCCAGGAAATATATACAAGGGTCTATTTAAAGAGGACACTGCAGACATTGTTCTTGGAATTTGGGAATGTGGAGAAAATTTAAAAGGCCGTGTAGGTCAGGTATTGGTATCTCATGACAAAGTAATTGATTCGGAAGATAAGGTAGACAATTGCAATTATCCAGATATGTGGGGGACTATGCTATTCCGAAAGAATATGATAAGATACATAGATACCACATTAGATCATCCAGGAAAACAATTAAAAGAATGGATATCTAAAGGCGCTAATATTAAGGCAGTAAGACCAGGCGGACAATATATGGATATTGGAACGCTAAGAGGACTTAAACAATTGTACAAGGAGATGGAATGAAACTACGTCCAGTATTTGAAGATGTGTCAAATTTTAATTGTAGTGACCTGTATTTAAAATCTGTAGGTGCGCCAGCAGGTAATCAGATCTGGTCAACATGCCACGAGATTGCACACATGCTAATTGATAAAAATATATCATATGGCAATTCAGCTCTTGAGCCTGCAAGAATATTTTCAACGGCGGATTCAACAGAACAATTAAAGGTTCGTATTGATGATAAGTTAAATAGAGTTAAGAATAATCAAGGCTATGCTGGAGATAATGATATCGATGATTTAATTGGATATCTAGTGCTATATAAAATTGCAAAGGCTAAATCTAATTGACATTTTAGTCGACTGAAAGTATAATAGACTAATGAGCGAAATAGAATTATCACAGCATTTCGATAGAATGAACAGGGTGGTTGAAGAACTTCTTAAGGGAAGTACGGCTACTCAAATCGCCACAATTACAGGAATACAGCGCAAGGAAGTTATAGAACTAATTGACGACTGGAAAGATGTAGTTCATAATGACAGTAACATAAGAGATCGTGCTAGAGAGGCTATCTCAGGGGCGGATCAACACTATGCCATGCTTATCAAAGAAGCGTGGAAAACAGTAGAAGATGCAGACACATCGGGACAACTAGGTATTAAGTCTGGCGCATTAAAGCTTATTGCTGATATTGAAACTAAAAGAATTGCAATGCTTCAATCTATTGGAGTATTAGAGAACAATGAAATTGCTGCTCAAATTGCAGAGACAGAGCGTAAGCAGGATGTCCTTGTTAGAATTTTAAAAGAAGTTACCTCTACCTGTCCTAAGTGCAAGATGGATGTTGCAAAGAGATTATCTCAGATCACTGGAGTAATCGAGTCAGTCCCAGTAGAGGAAGCCGATGTCGTTTGATTTTAATGACCTTATCGACATGCTCGATGGAGAGGAGTTCGATGAAAAACCAGTCGATCTTAAAACGTTTGTCAGAAGTCCAGAATACCTTGGGCTTCCAGAACTTTCCGACTATCAATACACGCTTATCGAAAAAAGCTCTCAGATTTATAAAGAGTCAACGCTCATCAAACTTTTTGGAGAAGAAGAAGGAAGAATAAGATTTAAACAGACCGCTAATGAAGTAGTTGCTCAGCTAGGAAAAGGGTCGGGAAAAGATTACTGCTCAACAATTGCGGTATCCTATATAGTATATTTACTATTGTGCCTTAAAGATCCAGCCACGTACTATGGAAAACCTCCAGGGGACAGCATTGATATTATTAATATTGCTATTAACTCTCAACAAGCAAGCAACGTATTCTTTAAAGGATTTAAAACAAGAATAGATAAGTCACCTTGGTTTGCTGGAAAATATAATGATAAGGCTTCAGAAGTTAAGTTTGATAAAGCCATTACAGTTCACTCAGGTCACTCAGAGCGTGAGGCATGGGAAGGATATAACGTAATTGTAGTTATTCTTGATGAAATTTCAGGATTTGCTATTGACAATACAACAGGACATGAGCAGGCAAAAACAGGTGCTGCCATATATGATATGTACCGTGCATCTGTAGATTCTCGTTTTCCAGACTTTGGCAAGGTAATCTTGTTGTCATTTCCTAGATACAAAAATGACTATATCCAGCAAAGATACAACGCTGTAGTAGCAGATAAAGAAACAATTATTCGTGATCATAAGTTTAAGATGGATGAAGATTTACCAGATGACACACAGGGCAACGAATTTAGTGTTGAATGGGAAGAGGATCACATTCTTTCATATAAGATTCCTAGGGTATATGCCCTTAAGAGGCCAACCTGGGAAGTAAACCCCGTTAGAAAAATTGATGATTTTAAAGTAGCTTTCTTTACCAATCCGTTAGACGCATTGTCTAGATTTGCATGTATGCCACCTGATGCTGTTGATGCATTCTTTAAGTCAAGAGAAAAGGTTGAGAAAGCTTTTAATAAAGGACACCTTGCTGTAGATAATTTTGGTAGGCTTGAAGATTGGTTTATTCCAGATCCAGATAAAGAATATTTTTTGCATGTAGACTTAGCTCAAAAACACGACCATTGTGCAGTTGCAATGGGTCATGTAAATAAATGGGTTAATATCAAAGTTACTGATACATATTCTCAACCAGCACCAATTGTCGAAATAGATGCAGTAAGATTTTGGACACCAACAAAAGATAAGTCTGTAGACTTTACTGAAGTAAAGGATTATATTCTTTCATTAAAAACTCGTGGATTTAAAATACGAGTATGTACCTTTGACAGATGGAATTCTCACGATATGATGCAACAACTAAAACAATACGGCATCAATACAGAGATTCTGTCTGTCGCTAAAAAACATTATGACGACATGGCAATGATAGTAGCTGAAGAAAGATTGTCTGGGCCACACATACAATTACTTATAGATGAATTACTTCAGCTTAAGATAATGAGAGATAGGGTTGACCACCCACGAAAAGGTTCAAAAGACTTGGCGGATGCAGTTTGTGGCGCTATTTACAATGCTATTAGCAGAAGTAAATTTGATACAAATGAAGAAATAAATATACATACCTATGAGTCCATGAGTTATGATAATGACTTTGGAACAAAAAATGACGGGCAGACAGACTCATATAATATGATAAGGGCACCAAGAATGCCAGAAAACTTAAGAGATGCAATGGACAGGATGACAATAATATGAGTACGTATCAAGAAAAAGCTAAAGAATGTAAATGCTGTGGTAAGCACGTTCCACTGCCAACAGTATTAAAAGAGTATAACGGAATAATCTTATGTCCAACTACATTTACTAATGTAATTGAATATAAAAGAATTTGGAAGGCTGCTGGGTATAGGCCTATGGGCAATATTAGAAAACATTTTTCTGAATATGTGCAGCAAATAGTAGAAGAAACTATTGACAAGAATGAAGATGGCACGATACAATAGATCACTAAGCAACAATAGCTTAGTTGGTTAAAGCCCCGAACTCATAATTCGGTAATCGTAGGTTCAAGTCCTACTTGTTGCACGAGGAGAGCACATGGATGATGATGAAAAGCTATCAATGTATCTAGAGATGGGTGCAGTAGAATTGGCTGGAATGGATGAGCACGGAGAATTTATTTTCCAGATTACAGAAAAAGCAAAAGATATTGCTCCAGAGTTATGGCAGGCACATCAAGAACATGTTGATAGGTCGTTGGTTCAATTATATGAGGCGGGACTTATAAATGTTACATATAATGATAACCTTGAAGCAACAATAGAAATGTCTGAAGAGGGTCATGAAATGGCCAAAGATCTAGGCTTAGTAGAGATTAATATGCATGAGGAAGATATTCCAAACGATTAATAAAATGCCTTCGTAGCTCAGGGGATAGAGCAGGACTCTTCTAAGGTCTTGGTCGCAGGTTCGATTCCTGCCGACGGCACAACGCGGATGTTGCATATTGGTAGTGCCTCTGCCTTCCAAGCAGAAGGGGTCAGTTCGATTCTGATCATCCGCTCAAATACAAGAAATGGTATAATGATAATATGGATCTATTAAATAAACTAAGGAGAATAAAATGGCAGAAGAGACAAGACATCCAAATGCAGTAAAGGTTTTAGCAGCAGCAAGAAAGTATGCTGAAGAGAAGTATACAGAAGGACCAAATAACGATACAATTTTTGGAAAGCGTTACGGAATGAATAATCAGCCATGGTGTGCAATGTTTGTTTCAGGATGCTTTGATGATTCGGGACTAGTTCATCTAGTTGCAGCTTCTACAAAGAAGGGCTTTGCATCATGCGATGCAGGAGCACAATGGTTTGCAAAGAACAAGAGAATTGTTCCGATTGGTCAAGCCCAGGCTGGAGATGTAGTATTCTTTAACTTTGATAAGACACCTACAGATACAGAGCATGTAGGAATTGTTATTTCAAATGATGGAAAAAATCTTATCACATATGAAGGCAACACGTCTGGAGATACAAAGGGAAGTCAAGCAAATGGCGACGGCGTATTCAAGAAGAAGAGAGCATACAGCCTAGTAATGGCAGTTGCTCGTCCAGATTGGGATGCGGCAGCACCAAAACCTGCTACTGTAAAAGCTACAGTAAAGGCGCCTGCAAAGAAGAAGTAATGTACGAATACCACGTTAAGAAAGTAACTAATGTAGTAGACGGAGATACAATAGACGTAGAAATTGATCTAGGCTTTGATATATCATTTAGCTCAAGAGTCAGACTGGCTGGAATTGATACTCCAGAAAGTAGAACAACAAATAAAGCGGAAAAGGTTCTAGGCTTAGAGGCTAAAGAGTATGTCAAGTCTAAGATTAAAGACGCTAAAGAAGTTATTATTAAAACAGAAAAAATGGACTCATCAGAAAAATATGGACGCATTCTTGGGTGGGTATTTCTAGATGGATCTAAGATTTCCATTAATGAACAAATGATTGCCGATGGATATGCCTGGGGATACCTAGGAGATACTAAAGTAAAAGATTTTGAAGCGCTTGCTAAAATTAGAACAAAATCTAAAAAATAATTTGCAATTCTAGTTACCTAGATGGTATAATATATTAGTATCCGCCTAACGGGGGTACTAATCTAACTCGCTTAAAAGGAGCAAAAATGGTAACAACAACTTTGGATTTTTTTAATGATCCATTTTTTATCGGATTCAATAGAGATTTTGAAAGACTATCTAGAATCCAAAATCACTCAGCACAATCAACCTATCCACCATATAATGTAATTCAAATGGAAGATGAAGATTCATTTTGCATTGAAATAGCAGTGGCAGGATTTTCAAGAACTGATTTAGACATTTCTGTAAATGAACAAACTCTTGTAGTTAAAGGAGAAATTAAAACAGAAGTATCTGGAGAAAAAGTAATTCATAAAGGAATTGCAGCTCGCAAGTTTACTCGTGAATTTGCATTAGCAGAATTTATTGAAGTTACTGGTGCCGAAGTAAAAGACGGCATGTTGCGTATTTCTTTAGAACGTATTGTTCCAGAAGAAAAGAAACCAAAAACAATTAAAATCAAATAAGGTATAATAGAAATCTGCACCCCTTCATCGGGGAGTCGCAGATAGCGGGCTGCTACCCGCAGGATGGACCTGAGTATGTCCCTAAACTGCTCACCAACATTAAAGGATAGGTAATGCCAGTATACGAATACAAATGTACAGAAGATGATGCACATGCAACACTTGCTGTAACAAGATCAATCTCTGAAGATGATCCAGGCTATGTTTGTGAAGAATGTAATTCACAAATGTTAAGACACTTTACCCCGTTTGGTATACAGTTTAAAGGTGCTGGCTTTTATAAAACTGATAACTCTTAATTAATTAAATATACTACTGTGCTATAATTACTAAGTAAACAAAAATATTGTTTTACTTAGGAGAGCCCTAGTTGACTAGAAAGTTGCAATACTTTTTAACCAGCCTTTTTATTATTGGCTGGCTTTTCCTTTTTAGTCCTAATTTTGCTAATGCTGATGAGCCTCCCGCTCCTGCAGAACAAGTTGTAGTAAGCCCTGCACAACAGGCAGTAAACACAGCCATTGCAACCGCAACTACAGAAGTTGCTCAGGCAGCACAAGCCTCAGATACAGCAACAGTAACAGTAGCCACAGCGGTCCAAGCAGTAACAGCATCTAATACAGCCGTAACTGCAGCAAATACTGCAGTGGCTGCTGCAACTACTGCGGTAGCAGAAGTTTCAAATGTATCTCCAGCCGTAGAAACTGCAACAGCAATTGTTCAAACAATTACCTCAACAGTAGCAGCAGTTACAGAAGCCGTAGCCGCAATACCAGCAACAGCTACAACTCAAACACCAGAGGTTGTAGCGGCGCAAACAGTAGTAACGCAAGCCGTTACTACCGTAGATTCTGCAGTAGCTACTGTTATAGCAACAGCAACTCCATTAATGACAGAGACCCCAACTACAGTTGCACAAGTAGCTACAGCAATTGCAACAGAAGTTGCCAAATCAGAAACAGCCACAGTTTTAGTTCAATCAGCACAGACAGCAATAGACACTGCTACTGCAACAGTTGCTACAGCAACTACGGCGGTGGCAGCAGTAGCACCTGCACGGACAGAGGCTCAAACACAATTAACTCAAGCAAATGTAGCAATTAATAACGCACAGGATGCAGTTAATGCTCTTGCAGCAACTATTGGTACCACAACAAATGTTTTAGCAAACACAGATGATGCGGGTGTACGCATGAATCTACCATTTAATTTACAAATGGGCGGGGTAACATATAACAATGTTTATGTTGGATCTAATGCGACTATAACTTTTGGAGTAAATGAAGGTGGAAACTACTATAGTACGCCAAATGCTCCATCTATTTCTATAGCTGGATACGACTGGACTACTTGGAGCAATGGATCTGGAATTACATATTCAACAACTACAAATACTCTTAGTATTGCTTGGGATCTTAGAGTTTACCCATTGCAGACAGCCGAAACACAAATGACTCAAGTTAGATTTAATGCAGATGTAAACCCATCAGATGGTGCATGGCAAGCAGATGTAAGCGTAACTGGACCTATCCCAAATGGAGCTAGGTTTAATGTGAGAGAAACAACAGGAGGAGCAGTAACAGCAATTCAAGATACTAACTCTGGTCCTGGATTTAATGGAACAATAAGCCAAGGTGCTGCATTTACTCCTACTCCTGATCCAGACAATGCAACGGTACTGGCAGCAATTGATACAGCAAATGCACAAATTGCTACATTAAACTCAGCAGTTACAGCAATTGTTGCAGCAAACACAGCAAATACAAATACAGTAATTGCACCTATTGCAACAGTTTCACAAAATACAATTACATCATTAAACAATGCAAGCACGAGCTTAGCCAATAAAGTAGAAGCAATTGCAAATGTTTCCGTAGCAGTAGAAAAAGTTACTACTGCACCTACAGTAATAGCAGCAGCACAAACAGTAATTGATGCAGTACCTGCACCCGCACCTGCACCAGCTCCTACTCCACCTGCACCAGCTCCTACTCCACCTGCACCAGCTCCTACTCCACCTGCACCAGCTCCTACTCCACCTGCACCAGCTCCTACTCCACCTGCACCAGCTCCAGAACCTATACAACCTGA